GGTCATTGTACAATTCCACACAAATATCGACTCTTCTTTTAAAAGCCATAGGTGCAGAAAGACTGGGAATTTTGACACTGGCCAAATCGTTGTTGGAAGTTGCAATAACAACACGAGAAGTGAAGAAACTTTTCGCCTTGTCAGCAAGATGGGCCATATGAAGAGGCATTGGAGCCATATTACCAGTACGGATAAACTCCATGTATTCCAGGTTCGGATTTGCTTGTGAGTCAATCAGCTGTCCAAAATCGTCATAGACAACAATCCTTTGACCACAATATCCATCCCAGAATTCCTGCTCGATGGCACGATAATACAGTTCTTCAGTATAATCGGCCTTACCGTCACGCGTCGGCATTCCATCAATCTTCAACAAGTCAATTGCAAGAAAATTGATCAATCCAGTTTTTCCTTGTCCAGATGTACCGTAGACGTAGATATTGATCGGTTCAATCCTTGGTCCACCACGAAAAGCTCCAGAGGACTGCGCTTGAAAAAAGTACAATTGCAACATTCGAAAATGCAAATCAAATGCTGTCATCAATCGCGCTTCTACATTGTATCCCTGCAATTGAGCTTTCATTGCCAATCCCTGTCGTACCAAACTCTGAATCTCCAAAATTTTCCTGGGATCTCTTGCAATCTCCTCGGCTGTACTTTGAGAGATCAGAGATTGGACTTTCTTGTACCAAACCTGCGTTCCTGCAATAAGTGTCTCAACCTCTGTGATTGCAACAGGAAAACCAGTTTGCCATTCGAAGATCTTGTCACAGACAAACTTAATCAATTTCTCTAGAGCAGTCCAAGCGAATGTAGCTCCTCGAGCAACATTTCCCAATTGACAAACACCCTTCATGAGGGATGACATTTGTCCGTCACTTGGGACTTTCTGCATCAACAAAGTTCCACCAATCATTGCAACAATAGTTGCCAAACTGGCCCAAGGGTCAAAATCAGCAACTTGTGTAACAAATTGATTAGAAATCAATGTGAATGCAGAAGCAATCCTGTCTTTGATCTTCTCCATCACCTTTGCTGCGAGATCGTACGAAATGCCACCAGTCACAAGAGTGTCCAGAAGCATAGCTCCGATAACAATTGGATCAAAACTTGATCTCACAGAAACGGTCAATTTGCACAAAAATGAGATAATGTGCTGCGTCAAAGTCACGGAGGCGCCCACTCTTTCAAGACAAGCAGAGACAGAACGAACGATGTCTGTCATGTGGGCACCAAAATCTACTTTATGTGTCATTTGATCAGGTACAAATAAAGCTTGAGCATCAAGCACTTGATAATCTGCGACTTGATTATAAAGTGCGTTAAACTCACGGTCAGCGGGATTGAGTAAAATTTCAATCATGCCATCAACACAATTTACCTTTACGGAGAAATACCTTCTGTTTCCAAGAGTTTTCTTGAAAGCAGGAAGTCTTCCTCTAGATAATTGGGCCAATCGGAAGATCTTAGATCCTTTGGCACTGAAATCACTCTCCATGAGGAGGTCTCGAATAATCGTGCGCTTCAGGCTGTTATTGCGCGCACGTTCCTCGATTTGTCCCCATTGCATGTGATCCCACTTCGTATTTTTGCGTTTGTGAACTTGTGCCTCAAAAATTTCGGGGTCCTGAGTTGATGAAGGGTAATCTTTCTTAAAAGAATAACTACCATCGTCATTTTTCTTCATCATGAGATCATGAACCCATTCAATGTGATATGGCCGGAAAAATGTTACACTTGCAACAAGTTCAAAAGTAAACCTCCTCTGTCCGTTGTGTCCGTGAGCACTCCAAGCGTGATTATTCGCAGAGATGAGGTCTTTGAATTTACATGAACATAAAGAACATCCAAACGTACCAAGAAACATACATTTATCCATGTGAAAACCAAGATTTCCACCACTTTCAGAGCTAACAGTCGTCTTACAATAACAGTCAATCTCAGCATAATGGTCTCCATTTCGGAGATGATTCAAAAATTTCAACAAAGAGGTGGGTCGTACTGTGCAATCCTGTTGACACCTAAATGAGCCAGCGTTGGTCCAGAGCAGGAGTTTGCCATCTTCGTTGAATTCGCTTGGGAGAAAACTATATTCATTAGTTGTCGCCATTGTAAACATTTTGGAAAGGAAAAAAGGTACTATGTTTAGAGCACTGTCTCCTTGCTATACGGGGACGCCCAACGCAGCAAGTTTTTCATTGGCGACAGGTAAATTTTGTTATCCTTATAAGAAGGCTATCTCTCAATCTTCTTGGGTGTAGAATTAATCCTTGACAACCCGCGGGCAAGGAGCCTATTGTCCAGAAACATAGTTCTTTTGGCGCGGCGTAGATAATTGAGAAACAGTCCAAATTTAAGTTAATGCCTGGAACAAACACCGCCACTTTAGCACCATTTGGTAAGTGACGGAAAACGCTCAGGTCATAGAGGGTTTAGTTCGAGCAATTTCACATCGATATGGCTTCAAAACCTAGCTCCGAAACGGTAAGAACGTGGGACACCCTCTCGGGGAACTGTTTGCACGTAAACTAGGAAATCCAACATATTAGTACTTGATATTTCAAACCTCGCCCAGAATTAGAAGAATTCACAAAGAGTGTGATACTTTACAAAATTTGAGAAGTTTTAAATACTATTTTTGGGGGGTTATAGCTAACCAACAACCACTGCAGAGCAGTGGGTAAAAGAAACCCTAGG